TTAACTTCTACAATCACCCTACGCCGTGCGTCGCGTAACGACAACCCCTATTATGCGGTTATTTGACTTTTACACATTTACACAAGGTTTACACAGACGTGATAAAAGTTAAGACCTAGAAAACAAAAGAGAAAAAGTCACTTTTATACATTTATACATATATCTATATATATATATATATAATTAGAAAGATCGTTCAGGCTCTTTTCTGGCTCTTTTTTATCAGTATAGGGCCGATAAATGTGTAAAAGTGTAAAAGTCAGATTTTTTCTTTATAAACAACGGTTTCAACTTTATTATAGTGTGTAAAGTATGCAATGCCGTGTGTAAAAGTGGAGGCCCTAAACAAAAAAAGCGAGGCAATAGCCCCGCTTTATCGCATTTTGCAAGACAATCAAATGTCAGGTGGTTTTCCAGACAAACACTTCAACCTTTTTGTGTTTGCGCCCAGTCGCCTCTTTTTTGACCATTCCACGCGCCTGTAAATCCAACATCATGGTCTCAATTGTCAGCCTGTCCACCCGTGAACGGTTCGCCAAGACGTTTGTTGACGCGCCTGTGTCCGCATCAATGTAGCCCATAAGCCGCGCCGCCAACGCCTCTTGCGGCTTGTCTTTTTGGTTGTCGTTTGCAAAGACCAGCGCGACCTTGAAATCCATTTCGTCCTTCACATAAGCCAGCGCCCAGCGCACATGCTCAATCGTCCTGCGCCCGTCTGGGATTGCAAGAATAAAACTGACCTTGGCGATAAGTTCGTACCCGCGCCGGATCATTGCAACAGACGCTTCGCCCGTTTTTTCGCCCATATGATCTGCATAGTCGATCAGCCATTCGTTGATGTTGACCAGCGCGGCGGCTGCATCGTCGTCCGTCTTGACCAAAAAACGCTTGCCCGCGTGTTCAACCCGCGCGCCCTCGTTACCGTATAGCACACCCAAACGGCCTGCCATCATCATTGGCATTTCCTTGCGCTTAAAGCCCTTGCGCGCCCGCGGGTTGATGTCGCGCTCGTTTACAATAATTGCACGCCCGACAAAACCTTGGGTGGCGGTTTCGCCGTCCATAATGCCGTCGAATGTGCTGGGCGTTGTAAACCCGATCAGCGACAGGAACGGGCGCTCAAGCCCGCTGTCAATCATGCTCAACATGCGTTCGGCCTCCCTGATCCGATCCGTGTCGTCATTGTCCTGCGCCTTGGATAGCTGGCCCACGTATATCTTGCGCAGTTCGCGCTTTGTGTCACCGCTTAAAAGAAAGCGACTGTTTGCTTTTGAATATGCGTTCATAATAATTGCAAACACGCCTTCCAGATAAGACGCCCCGCCGCGCTTTTGTGCGTTGCGAACCTTGCCGAGAAAGATGCCGATTTCGTCGATGTTGTAAAACGCGGCTTGGTGTTCGATCAGGTTGCGCGTGATTTCTTGTTCCGACTTAATGCCGCCTTGCAATGCGCCTTGAATACCAGCCGCGATGTGCAGTTCTGTAAAAGCCTGCATAACGGCTTCCTTACCCGTGGATGACGCCGCGACACAAAAGGCCAGCATGTTTGCTGTGACCGCGTTTAATTCATCTTCATGCGACATGCCGCCGATGTTAGCAATTGCGCATAGGCCAGATGCAACGGCCAAGCGCCTGCGCGGATAGCGGCATTGGCTGTCAATCCAGTCCACCACCTGCCCGACAAAGCCCGGCGGCGTTAGCAGATCCACCGCTGACACGTCCAGCGGCATGTTTAGCCCGTCGTCAACTTCGACGTGTTCGGGCGGGCTGCGAAATTCGTCTTGCACAAGCCCGAAATCTTGATCCGTTTTTAGCGTGATTGCGTCATATTCTGCAATTGCCGCGACCCGCTTTTCTGCGTCGCTGTCATATTTCCTTTCGTCAAACTCTTTTTCGCCTTTTGGCGCATAGTCCGCCATGTTCCATATGTTGCTGTCAGTCATACCTGCGCACCTGCCCAATTTATAAATGCGGCCTTGTCGTCGTCACTTAGACGCCGAAAACATTCCGCCATTGTTATCTTTGTTTGCTTTGTTGTCATTTCAGTTTCTTTCAGTTTAAGTGCAGACGCAAGAAAGTATGCGGCCAGTTCGTCCGGGCTTGCAAGATCCGCCCAAAACATTGCGTCGCGCCGGACCTGTTCGGGAAACATAGACACGTCTGGAAAGCTGGCCCCATGATGTTGCAACCATTCCGAAACCGTCAACACGGCTGTTTTTTTGTCAATCGTTGCGCAATCACTCAAGCCAAGCCATAGCAATTCCGCGCGCCGTTCCTTTGTTATGGTCATCCGTCAACCTCCATTTGAATTAAAGCTGCCAAGATTGCCAGCAGCCATGCGCGGGCGGGGTTATTTAATTGCGCGCCGAATATAGGTGAATAACATTCCATGTGGTACACTTGAGCCTTTAGAAGGTGAGACGTTTCCCAACCCCACCCCGGCAAAACCGCATCATGCAGCGCCTTGGCCGCGTCTAGTGAGCCGCCAAACGCCAATACTGCACGTTGATGCCTTTGGTCTACGTGCCAACCCAATACTTTTCTAAACTCGTCTTGATTGGGTTTAATACCCGCCGCCACCTTATCGCGCAACGCCTCTAAGTCTTGCTTGCGGGTCATCCACGCACCCCCAACAAATAATCGGACAAGGCAGATATAGTGGCGTAGCGCGGGCTGGACTGCTTGCCGTCGCGGATGTCTGCAATTGTTTTAACCGACAGGCCCGTGGCAACTGATACCTTTACAAGCACACGATCTTGTAGCTTCGCTTTTATTTCATCTAGATATAGCATATTGCACCTTTGTTTGCTGTATTTCTTAAATTAGGTATTGCACATGACTGCCATTAAGTGCAATACCTGATTTGCGGGATAAAAGAGCGAACCCGCCGCTCGGGCCAATGCGCCAAACAAAGGAAAACAAAGTGAGTATCTTAGATCAGGCAACAGTGCCGACATCGGGACCGCAAGTCATATCAATCTGCGGTGATGCGGGTACAGGCAAAAGCAGCCTTGCAGCATCATTTCCCAAGCCCATCTTTATTCGCGCAGAGGATGGTGTGGCGCGTATCCCCGCATCATTTCGCCCAAGCGCGTTGCCGCTGATTGAAAATTCCGATCAGCTTTGGGAGCAAATTATCGCATTATTGCGCGAAGAACACGATTACAAAACAGTCGTTTTTGACACCGTGTCTGCGCTCGACCGTATCTTTGTGCAAGACGTGCTGAAAAGCGACCCAAAAGCAAAGGCGCTAAATTCGTGCCTTGGTGGTTATGGTGCAGGCTTTAACGCGCTGTCATCAATGCATCAGCGGGTGCGCAAGGCCGCAGAACACCTGCGCCAAAAACGCGGAATGAATGTTGTGTTCATTGCCCACGCAGAAATTGGCAACGTGTCACCGCCCGACGGTGAAGATTATTCGCGCTATTCTTTGCGGATGACGCATCATAAATCGTTGCCACCATATATTGACGACGTAGACGCCGTTGGTTTCTTGCGTCAACAGATGGTTGTCAAAGGCGATGAAGGTGAACGCAAACGCGCAATCAGCATGGACGGGCGCGAATTGGTTTGCCACCTGACAGCTAACAACGTGTCAAAGAACGCATATGGAATTACGCAGCCCGTGCCTGTCAAGTTGGGCGTCAACCCGCTTGCCGCGTTTATCCCGACAGGCGACACGCACTCCGGATTTGCCGCGCCAGATCTAGACACAGCCGAAACCACAACCGAAACCGAAACACACAACGAGGAAACAACACAATGAGTTTTTGGGATTTATCCGACGGTCAAACCGCAGCCGATACATCAAAAGAATACGAAATTCCCGGCGGATCAATGGAACCAATTCCGAACAATTCGGACGTGTTGGCAATCATTGACCAAGCAAAATGGTCCAACAAAGACAAAGACGACAAAAACAGCCCCGCATATATCGAATTGCGCTGGTCTGTTATGGCCCCCGAAGCCGTTAAGGGCCGCAAGGTGTTTCATAAATTATGGGTAACTGATTTTGATCCAAACGCCAAAGACGACACAAAAGCCAAGGCCAAGCGCGACAAGGCGCGGCGGATGCTGGCGGCCATTGACGCAAACGCGGGCGGGAACCTTACGCGCACCGGCGAACAGCCAACCGACGAAACCTTGACGCTGCACCTTTCTAACAAACCGATGGTAGTTAAATTGATGGTCTGGTCGATGACAACCAGCGACGGATCTGACATCGCGGGGAATTGGGTGAGCGCGGTTTCGCCTTCCGATAAGCCTTTGCATATCAGCAACGAGCCTTTGCCTAAGACAAGCCAAGCACCTGCGAGCGGTGGCGGCGGTGGCACATATGGCGGTGGATCGTCTGTTGCCGACGACGAAATACCGTTTTAAGTTTAACGCAACAAAACCAGCGGCGCACAATCAACGCGCCGTTGGTCAACAGCAACAAAGGAAAACACAATGAC